CCCTGGACCAATACGATAATTATCTTCAACACTATCTGGTGTACTTACTTCAGTAATGCTAGACTCGTCTCTTGTTGCTACTAATTGATGAGGTAGTAAAGGAGGATTATGCCAAACATCTCCTTCGTTTAATTCTTTTTCATATAGCATTGAATCCTTAGTATCAATATATCTAACTTTAAAACTTCCGCTGTTTACAAACCAACTTTCATCTTTTTCTTTATGAAAGTGCATACTTGTTTTATTACCTGCCTTATTAAAGAACATAATCTTTCCGCAGTATTGATCATTAGTTGCCCAAATTAATTCGTAACCCCAGCCTTTTTGTACTGCACCACTTAGACGTGTAGGTTCTGTTTTATTTTCCATTGATAAATTCCTCTAATTTTGTAAAATTAATATTTACTACATTACTTAATTTTTGTATGTCTGCACAAGTATATTCTTGATATTGACCTTTAAGTTCTTCTGGCATTGGTATAGTTTCAATTTTAGCGTTATATCTTTTAGCAACTAATTCTGCAACAGTTTGAAAACTTGTTGCAATACCTGTTCCAATATTAAAAATACCTGTTTCTTTAGTGCCTAATAGATAACGATGTATATTACAACAATCGCCAACATATATAAAATCACGTTTGTAATTATCACTATTTTCAAATAACTTGATAACTTTGTTTTCTTTAGCCTGTTTAAAAAACTTTGTCACAGGACTTGCTTGGTCGCCTTTGTGATCTTCATGAGGGCCATATACATTAAAATAACGAAATCCTTGTACAATTACTTTGTGTTGTTGTTGCATTACCCATCTGTCAAATAGATATTTGCTTGTAGCATAATAACTCTGTGGTTGTTTAGGAGCATCTTCTGTAAAGTCTGTATTACATCCATATACACTAGCACTTGATGCATATTGAAAATTTACACCCTTAGTATTGCATTCATTAAACAACCATTTGGAAAACTCATAGTTTTGAAGCATTACTTTATCTATATCACGTTCTGTAGTTGCACTAATTGCACCAAGATGAATTACCCAATCAAAACCTTCTACTTCAGGCAAAAACTCTGTATCCCATTCATATCCAAATAATTCGTGATCTTTATCTAAGAATGATTTTAAATTTTTACCAATAAACCCTTCAAATCCTGTAATTAAAATTTTCATTTTGTTAACTCTGTAAATTCTTTATTTTCTGGATGTGGTATAAAATTAATATTTGCTACAATCCTTGAAAGTGCATCAGTATGTGTACTACCTGAATGTTCTTGTTTAGCTGGAAACACTAAAAGTCTATTAAACTTACTTTCAATCTTAGTACCATCTTTAAATTCAGTCCATCCATTGTTATCGTTAAAATAATATACAGCAGTTAATGCACAATCATGAGGAGGATCTAAATCTATATGAAATCCGTGTGTGGTTAAAATATCTGCTCTTGGAGTTAAATTAACTTTTAATCTTAATAATGTATAAGTGTGACATCTATTAATTAAAGGAATAATTGCTTCACCTATTTCGGGGCTAGTAGTCCAATTTAAATTTTTATAAATTGTGTGAAAAAATTGTAATTGGTAAAGACTTGTGCCTTCTGTTTGAAATTTTTGAGGAACAGGTTGACCTGTCTTCCAAAATATCTCCTCAGATTCAAATAAGTTTTTTAAATTTATAGCATCGTTGTGTTCTAATGCATCGTCAATTACTAAGTACTTCATTTGCTTTTCTCTATAATATTAGTTGTGCTATAACCTTCTACTGTAGGTATAATATGCACAGGTGCTAAATCGTGTCCTACAATTTCTTCTACAGTATAGTCACCGCCTTTAACAATTAAGTCTGGCTTTATTTCTTTAATCAAATCATATGGAGTGTCTTCATGAAAAACAACAACTTCGTCTACATACGGAATAAGTTCTAGCTGTTCGCGTCTTGTTTCAAGATCGTTAAATGGCCTAGTTTCGCCTTTTAAACGTTTTACACTACCATCGCTATTAAGTCCTACAACAAGTTTATCGCCTAAACTACGTGCTTCTTTTAGCAGTGTAAGATGCCCTTTGTGTAATATATCAAAACAGCCGTTAGTAAAAACTACACGCTTCTTTAGATCTTTTTCGTTAAGAATGTATGTGCCTACATGTTTGACACTTTCAGTTGATCCTTGTACAGCAAGTTTAATTGCACTTTCGTAATCGTATCCTTTTGTAAGCGCATAAACAAATGCTGCTAAAAAACAATCACCGGCTCCAGTAACATCGTTAACTTCAACTTGTTCTACATCAACGGTATAATATGTTTTATCTATTTCTGCAATAGTAGGTTGACTTGCAGCAGTAATAATTATGTTACCTGTCCAACTTGTAAATCCTAAATCTTCAAATTCTTTTTTGTTAGGTTTAACTAACCAAGCACCGTCATAATAACTAACATGACGTTTAGGATCTACAATAACTTTACAATCATATTGATTAATGTGTTCTATAATATTGTTTGAGTATTCTAATACACCTTTATTATAATCACTTAATATAACATAATCGTATGTACTAAAATCTTTTGCACAAATTATTTCAAGTACACCTTGGCCATTAGTAAAATGATCTTGGTCTATACGTGTAACATAATGTCCGTCACATAATACACGAGTCTTAATACATTTTGGATATGACAAATCTAATAATTCTACATCAACGCCTAAACTTAATAAATTTTGATATACTAGTGCAGCGCCGCCTAATTGTTCCCATACTTCTTGTTGATTAACAACAGGCACAGGTGCTTCAGGACTCAATCTAGTTGAAGTTCCTGTAATGTATTTGTCAATGATTATATCGCCAATAACTAAGACTTTCATACTACAATTATACATTAAAACAGAGTGTTAGTCAAGTAAATTTATTACTTCAAATACTGTTTCTAATTTTTTAAGATTAACTTTTTTGTTTAATGTATTTTGTAGTCCATAGTGTAAAGGTTTTGGCCACATGCCAAAGCTACACCAAGAATACCCATCATGTTCACTGTTTAGTGTAGGAAGAAATTCTGTGTTTACTAAACACAGGTATGTATGAAAATGAAATTTAGAGTCATTTGATACAAAGGTTTCGAGTGGAATAGTTTTTTTAATTTCTACTTCACCAATTTCCTCAGTAATTTCTCGTCTTAACCCTTCCCAAGGAGTTTCAGCGCCTTCATTTGTGCCGCCAACAAGACCCCATACGTTATTACTACGTTTTCCGTTAGATCTATGTAAAAATAAAAATCTTTGCGTATCTAGACTATAAAATAAAGCGCCGCTACAAACTATATCACTCATACTAATAATTATGTTAGTATGCAAGTCTCCAGGTGCCATCTGGATATTCTCCTTCAAACGAAAGAATCCATTCTGACCCAGTCCATTTATATTGTTTATTAGTGGTGAAATTTGTAACAAATGTTTCTGTAGAAGTATTGATAGCTTTAAATATAACATTCCATTTACTACCATCCCATTCAACAATATCATTTACACTAGCTGCAAAGTCTGTGCCATCTGCATTTTTCCAAGCATCAGGACCATCTACATCTAGATATAATTCATAATAGACTTTGTCACCTTCGTTTAAGAATTCACTAAATTTTATTTGATATGTTTCGTCCGATGAATCAACTGTAAAATGTGTAGCATTTACTTGAGTACCATTAACAAAAACTTTTGAATTTACAACTTCATTAAATGGATATTTTGTATCATATAAGATAGTTCTATCAGACACAGTAAATTCTCCAGTGTGTATATGTCCAACATTTCCAAGTAGTAATATTCTAGGATTTGTATTAGGAAGTAATTTAGGATTTCCTTTAACAGGATCAATGATTGCATCAATTCCAGTTGTTCCGTTAATTACAGTATCATCTGGTAATGTATCATTGTCAATATTAACACTTAATACAGTTTGATCTAAAGGATTAATAGATACTGTACCTACAATTTCGTAACCATTAGAACGTTGTAACCTTAGTTCTGTAATATCAGGTTGGAATAATTGTGGTATAGATTTAATGTATCCTGTCCATGTTTCTGCGCCAACTACACCTTTTCCAAGTAACTGTGCGTAATAGCCGCCAGCACCATCATTCATAAAAATAAGATCGTAGTTATTATGGCTAGTAGCAACTAGAGTAGTTTCGCTAGTCATTGCTTCTCTTTTTCCATAAAGTTTATCTGGAACTTCTGCTTTGTTTTCATTAAGTACAGATTGTTTAACTAGACTTTGTGCATAAGCAGTATCGTCAATATTAACTTCTAATCCATTTTCACTAAACATTGCAGTAATAATATTTTGTATAACACCCAATTTTTTAACCTTAACTGGAGGACTAATAAAGATTGGTGTGTTAAATGTAAGTGTTGCAATGTCAATTTCACTTTCAACACCAACAGGAATACTTCTAGAACTCCAATTAATATTATCTAAGTTTACTACACTCAAACTAGTCCAGTCAATATAATTGTCAGTAGTTTGTATTTCTAAACTTGGATTAAACAACATTAATATTTGTTCTATTATTTGTAATTTTTGATCTGTATTTGTTGCCCAAAGATCAAGATTAACAGTAAGTTTATACGGAGTAGGCATTAATCTTTCAATAGTGTAGTTTTTACCTTCTTTTTTGAGATATTCTACACCGTTAGCATCTACTGCACGTTCTCTAATGTTTAATTTGTTTACATAACTACTATCTGCTAATCTAGAAGTATCCATTTCTAAGCCAGTTACATAAACTGCCATTCTTGGAGCACTTGGTATTTTATTTTCGCTGTTATCACGAATAATGTTTGCAACTTGACGGGTTAAATCTCCGTAACTAATTGGAATCTTAACTACATTATTGTTTCCGTCTTTGTACCCAAATTCACTAAACATTCGAATTATTTGTGTAAGGTACCTTCTTATTTGTTGATCATAAAAATGTTGCATTAGTTATCTGCCTTTGGTCTAAGTGCTTGTGAAAGGCTTTGTTTTTCGTTAAACGTTTCACCTGCAACAGTAGTAGTTGCATCGTCGTTATTAATAAATGATCCTTTTTGGTTATTAGTAGTATCAGAACCGTATAGATCTGCACGTTGTACATCTTGTACTTTATTCCATCTTTGATTCTTATATTTAAATAATCTATTAGGCATAAAATCAGTTCTTAAGAAATAATCATCATCTTCTGGATTTGATGGAAAGCTAATACCATGTCCAAATACAGTTTCTCCGTTTGGCGGCAAACTTGTTCCAACTAAGTAACCTTTATAACCAGGTCTATCAGGTGGCTGCATTTCATTAAGGCCATCTGCGTCTTGTGTATTAGTTAATTCTGTCTTTCCATTTTCGTCAGTTTGTAGTGTAAAGAAACTAGTAATGTCATATCCACTTTGCTGAACTTCTTCAGTTGCTTCATTAACTACTGCGTTTGAAATTTGCATTTCTTTTTCATATGTAGATAACAAATCACGAAGTGTATTGCCCTCTGGTGTATCTTCACTTGCTGGCAAGTCTAATATATCTTTAAATTCTTGTCCGTCGTATATTTGTTTTAATTTCACACGATATAAATGTGGATACCATGTTTGACTAAATCCTTCTGCAGAACGATTAACATCTTCTACAACATAATACCTTTTAAGAGCTACATTATAATCGTTTTCAGCATATTCATCTTTTAGATGCGGAAATTCAATTACATCACCGCTCATTATTTTTCTGCCAAGTGTCTTAACACTGCTTCTTATATGTATTGTTAGAAATAATGTATCATTACTTAAAAACAATCCAAATTGGCTAAGATCAAAATCAATATCTTGTACATTGTAAATGCCTCTCATGGTATAAATGTCTTGATCATATTTTCTGTCTCTATTTTCTAGAAACATCATATCTTGTATTTGTGTATGATCTTTGACAGTTGTTCCGTCGTCAGTACCAATATATTTGTGAATATGTATATCAGTACCACCTACAGTAAACATTTCCTGGATCTGTTTGTCTAGGAATTCATAATCATTACTTTTTTCTGGTTTGTATAAACTTAATCTTGGCATATACATATTTATCGATAAATACAATACGGAGAAGATATCATTATGGCAGACTTAACAACACAAAAACAGGAAGTATTTGATTACGTTAACGCAATGCTCGGCGGTGGCATGATTGACGTTGAGCTTGATCCAGTACATTATCAAACAGCATTAAATAAAGCACTTTCTAAATTTCGACAGCGTTCGGATAATTCTGTAGAAGAAAGTTATTTGTTTATGCCAACTGTTGAAGATCAAAACACTTATACCTTACCAAATGAAGTTGTTGAAGTTCGTCAAATATTCCGTAGATCAATTGGATCACGCAGCGGTGGAGGAGATGGCGGCACATTGTTTGAGCCGTTTAATTTAGCATATACAAATACATATTTGTTATCAAGTTCTAATATTGGCGGTCTAGCAACATATGACCTTTTTAGTCAATATCAAGAACTTGTCGGACGTATGTTTGGTAGTTTTATTGAATTTAAATGGAATACTACAAACAAACAATTAACGTTACTACAACGTCCTAGAACTGAAGAAACTCTTATGCTTTATGCATATAACTACCGTCCAGATAGTGAACTATTAAATGATTATCTTGCGCAGCAGTGGATTAAAGATTATACTTTAGCAACGTGTAAGTATATGCTAGGCGAAGCAAGAAGTAAGTTTGCTACTATTGCAGGCCCACAAGGCGGTTCAACACTTAATGGTGATGCACTAAAAAATGAAGCTATGCAGGAAATAGAAAAACTTGAAAAAGATGTTCAAGAAGCTGTTTCTGGCGGCGCAGGATACGGCTTCACCATTGGTTAATGTTAACGCTATAATCTAAACATACTGTAAATACAGTATGACATACTTTCAACACAAAGAAGCAAATCGTTTGTACTGGATGGTTAAAGGTCACCTTATCCCAAAATCATGGAGCGAAAAAGATATTGAAAAAACATATGATTCCTACATGGCTAGATTATGGGGTAATTGTGAACGAGCTGAGTATAGCACACTTGGTTTTGAAGCCGCCTGGGCACAACGACAAGCAAAAAAATTAAAAAATACTTGACAAAAACGCAATTATTCTATATACTGTAAAGTATATTGTGCAAAGGATAATTTAATTTATGTTACCTAAACTACTTGTTGTTGGACACGGCAGGCATGGCAAAGATACCGTCTGTGAAATGCTAGAAAAATACGGCTATAGTTTTCAGTCTAGTTCTAAGTTCTGTTCAGAACTTTTTATATTCAACGATTTAAAAGACAAGTACGGATACGCTAACGAAGAAGAGTGTTACGCAGATCGACACAATCATCGTACAGAGTGGTACAACATGATACACGACTATTGTAAAGATGATTTGGCACGCCTTGGGCGTAACTTGTTTGCTCAAAATCAAATATACTGTGGACTACGTAACAAGCGTGAATTCTTTGCAATGCAAAACGAAGAAATTTTTGACTATGCTATTTGGGTAGATCGTACAGATCATTTACCAACTGAAGATCCTAGCTCAATGAGCATCGAACAGTGGATGTGCGATTACACAATTGACAACAACGGCGATTTAAAACGATTAGAAAAGAATGTTGATGTACTAGTTCGTACTATCTTTAGAAATCGGGGACTAGGTCACCTTGCTTCCAACGCACCCCGTCCTTTTGAACTAGACGCTGACAATTAGCACACACAGTTTTTAGATTGCTAGGTCGACAGTTTTCTAAATTTCCGTCAATATGAAATACATTAAACTGTTCTGGATGTCTTGACTGAAATCCGCATTTTTCGCAAGTATCTTTTTTTGTATATCCTGCTTGTTTCCATTTAGGTATTCCATTACCTAACCCGTTGCGCAAACAACTTTCACAGAGTTTACGATAGTAAGTTTTGTTGCCTTTTTTATAATTTATAGCAGCAGGACGGTGTCCACATAAGCATAATGGTCTCATATTGTATTTAGCTCACCTTTTCGGTCCCTTTTTCTATGGCATAACTGCTATATTTTCTGATCCAAGTGCTAAATACATGTAACAGAATACCCATCCAGATAGGAGAATATAAAATGGCATTAGTATCACCAGGTGTACAGGTTAGCGTAGTAGATGAAAGTTTCTACACACCCGCTGAACCAGGTACAGTTCCAGTTATCTTCTGTGCAACGGCACAAGATAAAACAAATGCTTCGGGTTCAGGCACTGCGCCAGGCACACTAGCACAAAATGCTGGTAAGCCTTACTTAATGACTTCGCAACGTGACCTGGCAGAAACATTTGGCGATCCAATTTTTCAAATTGACGCAAATAATAATCCAATTCACGGTAGTGAATTAAATGAATATGGTTTACAAGCAGCATACTCATTTTTAGGAGTAAGTAACAGAGCTTGGGTTGTTAGAGCAGGAATTGACTTAGGATCATTAACACCAAGGTCATCTGTTCCAACAGCAGATCCAGAAGACGGAACATATTGGTTAGATACAGCTTCAACATTGTTTGGTATCCAAGAATGGAACAATGCGCCAATAGATATTAATGGCGGCCAGACATTTACTAATAAGATTCCATTAGTAATCACTAACGCTGCTCAAACCGAAGACGCTTCAGATGATAACGGAACTGTTGTAAAACGTCCTTTAGCATCCATTGGTGAAATTGGCGATTATGCAGTAGTTGCTGTTACTAACCTTAATACATTTTGGTATAGAGAATCCGGCGGTACTTGGGTTGAATTAGGTAGTGATGCGTGGCGTGATGCGTGGCCAGCAGTAACTGGTACTAAATCAGCAGCACCAGCAACAGGTAATTTTACAATTGATGGTTCTCCAGTTAGTTGGACAGGTGCATCAACTATGACAGATGTTGCACAAGGAATTAATAGTACTATTCCTTTAGGTTTCCGTGCAGGAGTTGTTAACGGAAAAATTGCAATTTACACTGACGGTACGGTAAGCGGACCTGATTCTTCATTAGCTGGTTCATTTAGCATTTCTGAAGCAGGTGGAACAACTACGCTTGATGCATTAGGTATTGAGAGCGGAACATATCATGCACCAGCATTACAAATTAGTAGACATACTAGTGTTCCAGAATTTAAAGACACTGATACTTACAATAGACCTACTGGTAGTATTTGGATTAAAACAACTACACCAAATGCAGGCGCACGTTGGAGAGTAAAGCAGTGGAACGATAACACAAGATTATGGGAAGACATTGAAGCACCTATCTATGATACTGCACAAGATGCATTAGTACAATTAGATAGAACAGGCGGCGGTGAAAATTTAACTATTGGTGATTTATTCATTAATAGTAACGTTGCACAAGACGAACTTCCATTAGGTACTTTTAAAATTATGCGCAGAGCAGCAGTTGGTTCAACTGCCGTAAGAACTGCAAAAATTACCGATGGAAAATTTGGTAACGGAACTGTTTACAATTTCCAAATTGAAGCAACAGCACCTGGAGATGCTAATTTCTCATCCCCAGTATATGTACAATTTACTGGTTCCGGTGACGGCGCAACAGACGCTATTGCTATAGCCGGAGCAATTACAAACGCAGGAGTTTCATATGTAAGTGCTGATGTAGATAGTGCAGACAGAGTTATTATTAAACATTCAAAAGGCGGCGAGATGCGTTTAACAGACGGTCAAGGTGCATTTGCATGTTTTGTTTTATTTGGATTATCAGCGTTTGATGTAGATGATGCAACTACAACACAATTTTTAATAGACGAGCCTGGTGTTGATAACAGTTCAGGAACTTTGCAATTTAGAGCAAGTAACTGGTTACCACTAGTATATACACCAAGTGCAACACCATTAACACAAGCTGCACAAGACGGAACATTATGGTATAACTCAATTGTCGACGAAGTTGATATTATGATTAACGATGGCGAAAAATGGGTTGGTTATCATAACTTTAATGCAGATTATCAAGACTGTGATCCAGCAGGACCAATTGTTCGTGCAACACAGCCTACTAAACAAACTGATAGTTCAGAACTAGTTGACGGTGATCTTTGGATTGATACTAGTGATTTAGAAAACTATCCAGTAATTTATCGTTACAGAAAACTTACTGACAAGTGGGAATTAATTGATAACGGTGATCAAACAACTGAAAACGGTATTGTGTTTGCAGATGCACGTTGGGGAACTAGCGGAGCAAATGGAAATACTCAAGCTGACATTGTAGATTTGTTAACAGAAAACTATGTTGATTTTGATTGCCCAGATCCAGACTTATTTCCAAAAGGAATGATGCTGTTTAATACTCGTCGTTCAGGATTTAATGTTAAGCGTTATGTATCAGACTATGTTGATAGTGGCGCACAAAACATTAGAATGAACAACGAAGAACAAGCTAACTACGGTGATGCATCTACTGGTGTATATGATCGTTGGGTTACTGAATCAGCTAACCAAGTTGACGGCTCAGGTAGTTTTGGACGTAAAGCACAACGTAAAGTTATTTTACAAGCAATGCAAGCAGTTATCAATAATAACGACGATGTACGTGACGATGAATCACGCATCTTTAACTTGATATCAGCACCAGCATATCCAGAACTAATTGGCGAACTAATTAATCTAAACTACGATAGAGGTTTAACTGGTTTTGTTGTTGGAGATAGTCCTGCAAGATTAACACCAGATGCAACTTCATTAAACGAATGGGCAACAAACGCTCGCTCAGTAGTTGAAGATAATGACGACGGCTTAGTAAGTAGAGATGAATACTTGGCAATGTTTTATCCATGGGGCTTTACAAGTGACAACGTAGGTAACAATATTGTTGTTCCGCCAAGTCACATGATGCTAAGAACTATTGCATTAAGTGATCAAGTTAGCTATCCATGGTTTGCACCAGCAGGTACAAGACGTGGCGGTGTAACTAATGCAAGCTCAACAGGGTTTATTACTAGCGAAGGTGAGTTTTCAAGTGTTGCACTAAATGAAGGTCAACGTGATACATTATACTCACAAGGCGTAAATCCAATTACATTTATTACTGGTGCAGGTCTTGTTAACTTTGGACAGAAAACTCGAGCAAGAGGTACAAGTTCTCTAGATAGAATTAACGTAGCACGTTTAGTAATTTACTTACGTAGCCAGTTAAATCAATTAGCTAAACCTTATATCTTTGAACCAAACGATAAAATTACACGTGATGAGATCAAAGGTCAAACTGAGAGCTTGTTATTAGAACTTGTAGGACAGAGAGCACTTTATGACTTCTTAGTTGTATGTGACGAAACCAACAACACTCCTGCAAGAGTTGATCGTAATGAACTATATGTTGATATTGCGATTGAACCTGTTAAGAGTATTGAGTTCATCTATATTCCACTACGTTTGAAAAACACCGGTGAAATAGCAGGACTTTAATATGATAAATACTATTGAATTAGGAGCAATATAAATGGCAATTTCAACACTATCAAAAATTTCAGTACCGTTAGCTGGCGGAGATTCTGCAAGTAACCAAGGTTTGTTGATGCCGAAGCTCCAGTATCGCTTTAGAGTGTCGCTGGAAAACTTTGGTGTTTCAACACCGACTACTGAACTTACCAAGCAGGTAATTGATGTTACTCGACCAACGGTTGCATTTGAGCCAATGGAGATCCATGCGTACAACTCAAAAGCATACTTAGCAGGTAAGCACACATGGTCACCGATTACATTGAACTTACGTGAAGATGTAAACAATGCTGTACAGAAACTAGTTGGCGAACAGTTACAGAAACAGTTTGACTTCTTTGAACAGTCAAGTGCAGCATCAGGACAAGATTATAAATTTACAACTAGAATTGAAATCTTAGACGGTGGTAATGGTGTACATACACCAAATGTTTTAGAAACATTTGAACTATATGGTTGTTTTGTAACAAATGCTAACTATAATACTTTAGCATATCAAAACAATGAGCCAGTATCAGTTACATTAGAAATCCAATACGATAACGCTATCCAAACACCTACAGATACAGGAATTGGCACAGCAGTTGGACGTACAATTGGAAGTCTAATTACTGGCGGCGGCGCTTAAAAGTTAATTTAAACTTTGATAAAAAGGGAGCAACATTGCTCCCTTTTTTATTATCTGCGTACATAATAGATATGGATAAATATTAGTATGGCAGCAACATCAAATGGATTCTTAGATAATTTAGTAAATGGGCTTTTAGGACCTAAAGGCACAATGGCAGACTGGCAACACGCTAGTCGTCTTTATGTTGACGGCAATTTAAAACTTGCTCCAAAATCAAAATTTCTATATCATACATATTTTCAATTAGATCCAATTGTTAGGAGTATTTTACCAGAATTAAAAGACAAGCATAATTTAGAAATAGGCATGCTTGTAAAGTCTGCAGACTTGCCTAGATTTACAGCAAATGTTGAAACACGTAACAAGTATAATAGAAAAAAGAATATACAAACTGCTATACAGTATGAACCTATAACTATTACATTCCACGATGATAACTATGGTGTAACTACTGCATTGTTAGAAGCATATTATAGATACTATTATGCTGACGCAGGTTATGGACGTATGCCAGGAGCATTTAATAAAGCTGGTTCAGGTGATAATACATACAAAGGTGCTGGAGCCAATCAATACAAGTTTGGTTTAGATAATAATATTTCAGTACCATTTTTTCAAAATATACAAATTAGCCAATTAGCTAGAAGAACTTATACTACATATACTTTAGTAAATCCAATTATTACAAATTGGAATCATGATTCAGTTGATAACTCAGACGCAGCTACGCCTATGCAAAATACTATAACAGTAGCATATGAAGCAGTACATTATTCTAGAGGACCAAGTGACGGCAATAATCCTGAACAACCAGGACCAACTGGATTTGGAGAACCAGAACATTACGATAGACAACCCTCGCCTATCTCATTATTAGGCGGAGGTGTGTTAAGTTTAGAAAGTGCATTTGGTGCAGGCGCAGACTTAGCCGACTTTATATCGAAAGGTCAAGGGTTTAGTAGTCCATTAGAAGCAGGACTTGCAGCATTTCAATTAATACGAGGTCTTGAAAATTTAACTTCGGAAGGTATAAGAGAAGAAGGTATAAATTTATTAGAAGATACATTAGGTGATATTGCAGGCACTAATGTTAGTGGTGTAGCAAATACAATTATACCTAAAAATAATGGCACAGGCGGTACAGCAAGTTTAACTACTGGTACTAGTATAAACACTTCTACATCATCTAATTCTGTAGTTGCTACATCAACAACTAAACAACTACTTATAGATAATCCAGTAGCCCTTGAAGATGCAGCAAAAGATCTTTTCAAAAATGATTTTTTAACTGGAGGCGGCACTGGAGGTGTTAATGGTATTAATTCTGCTTGGAATGGATTACCAGATGGCACTAAACAACTTTATAGAGACAGGGCGTTAGATATAGCATGAGCAATAGTGGATTACCAGTAAAAAATATTTCTAAAAGAAGTGATGAAGATGTTCGTTACTTTTTTGATAGATATTATACAAAAACAATAAACTTTAATGACAACGATCTAAATTCAGTAGTTGGCTTTTTTGAATCAAAAGGGTTTGATAAAAGTAGTGCAATTTCAGTAAGTGTTGTATTGCTCCAACAAGCAAAATTAGATAACATAAAAATTTTTAAACTACTTGACACATTAAAAGGATACAAAGATTTACAACTAAGTGCAGTAGTAGCAGAAGTCTTAAATTATAATAGAAAGCGTACTAGCGCAGTAGGATTTAAAAGACAAAACACAGAAAATAGACTAGAAAAAAGAAATATAATTGAAGGATCCCCAGCACCTGTTATAATAAATAGTGAAGTTGAGAATAACTTTAGTGCAACTGGATTTACATTTGATTCTAGAACTATCACTTTGGACGGAGTATAACATATGGCAAAACAAATAGTTAATAGAGGCGCAAACGCAAACGACGGTACAGGTGATAGCTTACGTGACGGCGCTGAGAAAATCAATGATAATTTTAATGAAATATATTCTGTATTAGGAGATGGCGAAAATCTTCTTACTACTGATATTGATTTTGGTACTAATAAATTATTTTATTCTAACAAAGTTGATTCATTAAATGATTTAGCAGCAATTGATCCATCAAAGTATCATGGCTTAATTGTACACGTTCATGCTACTGGAGCATTATATTATGCACACGCAGACGGCTGGAGAAAATTATTAACAGATAATTCTACTACTATTGCTAACTATGTAGATTCATTAGATACAGTTGCGTATTCAGGAAATTATAACGATTTAAACAGTCGACCTGCAATACCATCACTAATTACTGATTTAGGAATTATTGACGGCAGTGCTGGACAAGTGTTAAGTACAGACGGTACTGGCAACTTTGTATTTAGAGATGTTGTTGCAACAAGTATTGCATTTAGCAATGTAACAAATAAACCTACTACACTTTCAGGTTATGGTATTACTGATTCGTTTACTGGACGTTATGAAGATTTAACAAACTTACCAGTATTGTTTAGCGGAGAATATGCTGACCTAGCAAATAAGCCTACAATTCCTGTGGATATTGCAGATTTAACAGACAATAGTTTACTTTTATTTGATAAAGAATATTCTAGTCTAAACGGTCGTCCACTTATTCCAAGTGATTTAAACCAATTAACAGACGATGACGGAAGATTGTTTAGTAGAGATTACAATGATCTAACTAATAAGCCAACATCATTTAATCAATTAACTACACTACAGATGACACTTGGTGTCGAAGTAGACGAATTTAGTAATGATGGAGGATTAACTGACAATAGCGAAACAGCACTAGTTACAGAACGTGCGGTTAGAACATATGTTGCTGCACAAATTCCTGATAGTTTAACAGACCTTAATATTGTAGACGGTAGTGCCGGACAAGTATTAACCACAAATGGTGCTGGAGTATTTACATTCCAAGCTGCAGGCGATACTATTGGAAACTTTACTTTAAGTAATAGTGTTATTGACACAGATGACTCTAGTCCAATTAGCATTACTCCAGCAGTGTTTGCACGAAGCGATCTTAGTGTTGATAACTCGTTAGTTGTTAGCAATGACGTTACTGTTGGCGGCAATTTAATAGTAAGCGGCGATATTATTACTACATCAACAGGTACTCCTGAAATAATTTCAGAAAATGATATACATTTAACAGCAGCAACAAGAGTTGAAGTTACACAGTCGCCATTTAAATTTGCAAGTTTTACAAACGCACAACGAGATGCATTAACAGCTGAAAACGGTGATATGATTTACAATACAGATAATAATAGGTTTGAAGCATATGTAAATGGTGCTTGGGTAATTATTGATCATAGTCCAATTGTATAAGGTGAGTCATGGAAGAAAAATACTATATTATAAATGCAATATCTGAGGATGCGTTTGATACAATACATGAATATCTTACTACTAGTACATCAGCAATTTCAAATGTTCCAAATAGAGAAGTTATTTGTGAAAATTACACTCTTCAAAGTCCTACAAGAGGAACTTACTTACTAACAGACGAAGAAAAAGCAGACTTAGAGAATCGTCCTGAGATTGAATATATAAACCTTGATGTTGCAAAATATCCAGAGATGCAAATTCCTTCAGATCAATTACAATGCGATATTCCTCCAAAAAAAAATAGATATGCGAACAATATAAGAAATTATTTTTATTATTTTACAAATTATAACGGACTAGCAAATAATGATAACGGTGCTGCAACTAGTCAATTGTTGCGTATGCGACAAAAGGCACATCCTTGGGCAGGACAAGACAGAGCAGATGTTATTAATGATATTCCTACTCAAAGAGGAACAGGCAAAGGCGTTGATGTTATTGTAGGTGATAACGGGAGTTGGATAGGTCATCCTGAATTTATGAATGAAACATTTCATACAGGGTCGTTGAACAACGGCGAAGCAGGAATTGTTCCGCAAGATTTTATACCCGGTAATGTCTTAAGCAAACGTGATGGACGCGATGCACTTAATGCAACAGCACCGTTATGTAATGTTTTAGATTTAGTTTTAGATGGTCCTTATTACATAGACCCTGATTATTTTAATGCTGACGCTGCTAATAGATTAGAAACACGTTGGGACGGAACTATTGTGCCAGTAGAAAGTGTTGCGAGATCTTGGTGGGGTAATGGATCAAATCGTTCAACGCAATTTGCAAACATAGGTACTGTAACAGTAACAACAAATTATACTAGAAATACTGCACACGGATCTAATACTGTAGGTCCTGGCAACGGAACACACGGAACGCAGTGTGCAAGTTTAACATTTGGTAAAACACACGGTTGGGCATATAACGCAAATAAATGGGTTGTAGATGTGTATGGTACTGCATTTTTAGGTTTTGAACAATACTTTGACATAATGAAAATTTTCCATCTTAATAAACCTATCAATTCAGAATATAATACACAAGATCCTACAATAAGCTCTAACAGTTGGGGATTTCGTGTAAGCACTAGGACTAGTGGCGAATCTAATTATAGAGGTACTGATTATAACTTTACTACAAATAGTAATGCTACTAATAACTATCGTGTTATTAGAGAAAATGGCGACGGGCGTGTAAAGCACTATCCTAAACCTAACAGTTTGTTTACAGCAGGTAACGAAATGACCGAAGCTGGAGTGATTTTTGTAGCTGCCGCAGGTAACGATAGTCAACAACAAGTGTTACCTGATCATCCTAATTGGGATAACTTCCATTGGAATACAACAGGGGCTACTATCGATCAAACTAACCAGGTAGAATTAGGCGGTTACTTTAATGCTTTTGCTAGTGTAAATAGACCAGGATTTCCTCAATGTTTAGGCCCTACAAATGATAACAGATTTAGAACTATAAACATTGGTGCGTTAGACGACGATTGGGGCGAAGGCACTGCAATAGGTAGCCAAGACAACAAAGCATATTATAGTGACTGCGGACCGGCAGTTGATTGTTTTGCACCAGCTGACGGTACACTAGCGGCAGCTGCACCTGGTGACGGAAGTGTTGAGACAAGATTTGATAATACATATACAGGACTAACAGCTGATGCTGGCACTGCTGATGACACATACTTTAATGGTACTTCGTCTGCATGTCCTGTTGCTTGCGGGTTTTTAGCAACAGTGTTAGAACATAACAGAGGCTGGATTTGGAGTGATGTTAAAGATTATATAAAAAATACAATCGAACAACAGACTACAGCAACAATGTACATAGGTGATGATTATTCAGATCCTTATGATAGTGGTTGGTTGAATACTAAAAGTCTAGCAGGAGCAGATCCTATTGTGTTATACGAAGGTGAATATACAATAAGTAATAATGTTACGTTAAGACCACTTACTAGAGGTCCTTTAAATCTAAAGGGTGGAATTAAGATAAGGTTTAAGTAATGTTATGTCAAGATTTGCTCAAGGAAAATTTACTCTCAAAAACCCAAACAAATACGTAGGCGGAAAAACACCAACATATAGATCAAGTTGGGAATTTGCTTTTATGAGATTTTGTGACGAACATCCTAGTGTAAATCAGTGGGCAAGCGAAGCTATTAAAATTCCTTATAGAAATCCACTTAGCGGAAAATATACAATATATGTGCCAGACTTTTTTATCGCATATGCAGACAAAGGCGGAAAGCAACGTGTAGAAGTAATTGAAGTTAAGCCTGCTAACCAAACAGTTAAAGAAAAGTTAGGTAGATCAAGAGCTAATCAATTGCACTATGTAGTTAATCAAGCAAAGTGGGGTGCAGCAAGAGCATGGTGTAAACAAAAAGGAATTGTATTTAGAATTGTAAACGAGGGCGACATTTTTCATCAAGGTCGCCGAAGATGAATATAACATTTTATGATAGCACAAATCATCCTTGGACATTTTTACACGTTCCTAAAACAGCTGGAAAAAGCATTAGTGCTTATATAATGCAACATAGTAAAAATGCTAAAACATTACACCCTACAAGTCATGCAACATTAAATGAAATGCAAGAGTTAAATGTAGACTTAGGTACAACATTTGCAGTATTTAGAAATCCTTATGCTCGTGCAGTAAGTTTATACAGATATTTGTTTGAAGTTGATATTAGAGAAATGTCAATTGCGCATGCCAATTATTTTCATAAAACACCTGAATATGATTGGCACGATAATTTAAGAAAAGAATACAAAAATATAACATTTTTAGAATTTTGTAAAATATTACCTTGGTTTCCTTTAGGTATAGAACAATCTAATTATTGGCCAGTAGATAACCCTTTAAAAATGGAAACTTTATTAACTGACTTTAAACTAATACAAAATAAATTAGAAACAGATGATCCTCTTTATAAATTTAATTCTACAGGACTACATAATTGGAAATCATACTATAACGAAGAATCACAATTAGAAATATATAATACATATAAAAAAGACTTTGAGTTATTAGGGTATTCGAAAGATATAAATAATAGTAGCATATAATGGTATAGGACTATGACCAAAAAATTAGAAGAATTATTAAATTTGCCAGATGCAAAAGAAATTGTAAACGAAGCAAAGGCAGAAGATAAAAAAACAAAAAAAGAAACTGCTATTGTTGAGATAGCTGAAACTAAACGCGATATAGAAGAACTTGATAAGATTGCATCAGCTCTTCCTGCTGTTAAAGGTCTTGGCGAAATGGCCGACAACGAGCTTAATGATATTGCTTCGCGAGCATTAGAGGCATACGAAGATCTAATGGATTTAGGTATGAATGTAGAAAGCCGTTACAGCGGTAGAGTTTTTGAAGTTGCAGGCGGCATGTTAAAAACATCATTAGATGCTAAAGTTGCAAAAATGGATAAAAAACTAAAGATGATTGAGTTGCAACTTAAAAAAGAAAAAATGGACAAAGACAACAAGCCCGGAGGCGATGGCATGATTGAAGGTGAAGGATATGTTGTCACTGACAGAAATAGTCTGTTAGAAAGACTAAAAGGCTTAGATAAAGATAAATAACATATAAGCAGGATAAGTTAATATGAAAACATTTACAGATATTCTAACAGAATCAAAAAAAACATACAAGTTTCTTGTAAGGATAGCAGGACCTTGTGCTGAAGATATTACTGAAAAACTTAAAACAAATTTAGAAAAGTTTAAAGTAGTTAACGTTTCAAGCCCAAAACGTGCTCCAATACAAGAAACACCAATGGATTTCCCACAATTACAAAACATGGAAGTAACTACTTGGGAAGTAGAAGTTCAATATCCAACTACTAGAGATGTTTTACAAGAATACTTATATCAATGCTGCGGGGTAGCACAAACCCATCTAAATGTTAGAGCAGACGGCGATCCTATTGAGGCTTATCAAAAACAAACAGAAGAAACACCATACGAAGCAATGTTAAACACTGAAGACATGGGCGGCGAAAGCGCACAAGATGATGTTGGAGAAAATCGTGTTATGGGGCTTCTTAAAGAACTTGAAACTGCTCGCAAAGAACGTGATTTCGACGCAGTAGTAGTGGAGAAATAATTATGGACATGAAAACAATATTACAAAACATGGATGCAGCAGCAGCTGGCGAAAAGCCATCAGCAGGTGCTAAAAATGTTAATGATATGAAGTCAATTTTAGAAGCCATCAAATCAGTTGAAGAATGCGGTGACATGCCAATGATGGCAAGTCAAGAAATGAATAAAGGCAATCCTGTAACAGTAAACATTACAGCTTCAGGAAAAGAAAATGTAAACGACTTAATGGATTTAATTAAATTAGCAGGCGGAAATACAGAACAGCATATTGACATGCCAATGGCACACGATGCTATGCATACAGATGTAGATTCACACAAAAGTCTTTCTATGTCAGATATGGCAAGACTGTTAAATGGAGAAGATGAAGAAGGCGAAGTTGAAGAGTGGGCTAACTCACCAGAAGATTCAGCAGGCGACGAAGATTATCAAGACCACAAACATATGACTCAAGATTTAAGCGGCGGCCTTAATAGAGCTAAGCCAAAAGGTTCAGAGCGTGTTAAAGATCCAGCAATCGAATCTATTAAAACTACTTTATGGGCAGCACTACAAGAAAAGAAAGCTACCGAAGGCAAATATAAATCAGATGCACAGCGCAAAGCAGTACACGCATCAAAAAACGAAAAGAAAAATTAAACTACGGTGGGGTCACGCCAAATAGGGCCTACGGGCCCTATTTTTTTGAATAAATATTTGTATGGCAGCATCACTCGACGGCGTATTAATTAAAAAAGCCAATAAACAAGAAACATATACTGAAGAACAAATACAAGATCTTGCACTTTGTATGGATCCTAATGAAGGGTATCTTCACTTTGCACGTAAGTTTGCATACATTCAACATCCTGTAAAAGGTAAATTGCTATTTGATCCTTACGAATATCAATTACGATTGATGCATAGTTATCATACATATCGTTTTAACATTAACATGATGCCTCGCCAGACTGGTAAAACTACTTGTGCGGCTATCTATCTTGCTTGGTATGCAATGTTTAATCCTGATCAAACTATACTAATTGCTGCACACAAATACACAGGTGCGCAAGAGATTATGGCACGTATACGCTATGTTTATGAAACTTGCCCTGATCATATTAGAGCAGGTGTTACAAGTTACAACAAAGGTAGTATTGAATTTGAAAACGGAAGTCGTATTGTAAGTCAAACAACAACAGGCAACACAGGACGTGGTATGAGTATCTCGCTACTATACTGTGACGAGTTTGCGTTTGTGCAACCTAACATTGCGGAAGAGTTTTGGACTTCAATTTCACCTACACTAGCAACAGGTGGTCGTGCTATTATTACTAGCACACCAAACAGTGATGAAGATACTTTTGCTACTATTTGGAAACAAGCAGAACAAAAGTTTGACGATCACGGTAATGAAAGCGAAGTAGGTATTAACGGATTTCATAGTTTTAGAGCTAGTTGGGAAGAACATCCAGATCGTGATGAAGAATGGCGTGATGCTGAAATTGGACGCATTGGTGAAGAAAAATTCCGTCGTGAATACGGCTGCGAGTTTTTGGTATTTGACGAAACATTAATTAATTCAATTAAACTAGCAGTAATGGAGGGCACAAGTCCTTTATTAAATATGGGTCAAACACGTTGGTATAAAAAACCTACTAATCAATATACATATGTAGTAGCACTTGATCCAAGTATGGGTACAGGAGGAGACTATGCAGCAATACAAGTAATAGAATTGCCTACATATGAGCAAGTAGCAGAATGGCAACATAATACTACTGCTATACCTGGACAAATACGAATATTGTCAGATATATGCAAATACTTAGAACAAGAAACTAAAAATCCACAAGGCATATATTGGAGTGTAGAAAATAACGGTATCGGAGAAGCAGCACTAATCGTTATAAACGATTTTGGGGAAGAGAATATACCAGGACTATTTGTGTCTGAACCTATTCGCAAAGGACATGTGCGCAAGTT